GAGATGAGTTGCACCACGTTCAAAGAACGTGGGGGCTGGCGAGCAGAAATGAGACGATCGCGAACCGTCAAAGCACGTTCCAATGGAACGCGCTCCGCACGAGTCCACAATCGTTCATTGCATCTCAGGTTGCGGATCTGATTACAAGATCCACTTGGCATTTTCTTTAAGTGCTTAAGCTCGATTCGTGAATCGAACAACAGAGAAACGACCATTCGGCCGTATACACGGTCGAAATTGTCGTTCTCTGCGATGGTAGCGGAAGGCCTTTCCGGCATACGCTCCATCGCCAAATAATGCAACTGCCACTCAGCCATGGTGCCGCGACGGACCTTGTCCGCCGCATTCCAATAGAGGTACGCCCCTTTTCTCAAGTCCAAGAAAGTCGGACCGAGAAGTTCACCAGAGTGAACATTGGTATATGGTTGAAAGCCGAGACCACCGAGGTACTCGGGCATAAACCATGGCACACGCAACTGTGAGAGAACATTCCAATTACGGTGTGTGTACTCTGTCAAAACGGTATCAACCATTGACGGAGGACACGAGGAGGCGAGTTCGCGCTGACAAGCACCTAAGGTAAGAGTACGACTCATACCAGGTACGGCATCTTTGATGCCGTTTCTTAGACCTGAACGTTTCAGTCCAAGAAGCAGGCCCATGTTTATGTACGGAACCCGTATAAACCACATAGGTCTTTCACCTTCCAATCCACCGGAAGGATGAATGCCGGCGCGCAACTCCGCGAGACGTTTCTGAATATCCATACGACGAACCTCTGGAGTCGCAAGACGTCGGAAATTCGTAGAATTCACGTTCAAGAAATCACGCGAATAATACGTTTTACCGACCGACTCTTTTAGTCCGGCGTAGGACGTTACAGTTCTCCAAATAGAACAACCGAGCTTCGTAGTCCGAGCAACGACGTCGTCCCCATTAATTAACATGGGACAATTTCGAAGCGAAGACACTTTGCCGACTGCCTGTTCGAGAGCGTAACGTGTGCATGCCGCATTAGCAATGCACAAAATCGGAAACGAGACGACACTACCCATCAGTTGACCCGTCTCCTGGAGTTTGAAGTTACCTTCAGCATCCTTGAAGACATGTCCCGTAAGCGCGCGCCTGAACATACGTTGTTCAGCCTTAGAAAGGCGAAGAACCGATGAAAGTTCTTCAGCGATCGTTTCCGAGACCCACGAATGCAACTCATTAGTTGCATCCGCGTAGTCACCCGACAGGTAAAGCTCGCCATCTCGCAACTTCTCACCGAGAGACTTCTGAACAATT